CCACGCCGTGCCTGACACATTGGACCTGTAGCTGTAGAGTGAGCGAATACCTTGCTCACTCGCAGCGGCTTGCCCATCGACGGGATCGTTGTCCCATGCCATGATGAGCTGGCCCGAGGTGCTCGTGGCGACGCTTGGTTGAAAATGGAACCGAAGACGACGTAACGAGTACTTCTCGAACAGTTGGGCCAGGGCGGCGAGGCGAGAGCCGGCCAGCTGTGGCGCGTAGGGGAAGAACACGAAGGACAGAAGGTTCGTCCCCGTAGTGACACTAGCGGGTGTGACAATGTTTGCCACCATGTCGGTGGCCTTGATCACGAGGTTGTCACCCTCACAGCGAAGGCTGTGTCGGATGCGCAGCGTCTGGCCGAGCGCCAGTGGAGCGGCCTCAGTGCGTGAACTTGTACCACTCGGGCTCACCGCAGCTCGTGCCGGCAGAGCCGGGGCGCGGTGTCCGATGAGGTAACTTGCGTACTGCTGCATGCTCGACTTGAGGCGACACGAGGGGTGCGACGGATTGGCCGCGCACCAGGCCTCGTAGGCCGAAAACGCTGCAGCGCCGGCGGGCAGGCCGTAGGAGACCATGACCTGCTTAAAGCGCTGAAGCAAACTGGGTGACGTGCTCATGAGCGGGTTCTCAAGTAGCTGGATGATTGAGATTTGGACTTTGTTTCGCCCGGGCGCCCCACACGCCCAACGTTTTAAACGCGCGCCACCGCGTCTGCCGTATTTTGTATCCCGCCCGACAGGGGCGGAGCCACACGCGGTCCTCATTTTGGTGCCGCCTTGCGCACGCGAATGATGGGCTTCGCGGGCGCGGGGGCGGCGGCGGGTGCCACGGCCGTCGGCTGCTGCTGGGACATGGGAACCATGGCGGTCAGCAGAGACACGGCGTTCTTGGGGTTCGCCTTGGAGAGTTGGGTGCCACGCTGGTAGGCCTGCGTTTTGGTTTTCCCTTTCGCCGGAACGAGTTCCCCATCGCACACAGTGTCGAAGTGCGCGTGGGGCGGAGCAGGCTTTGGCTCCTCGACGAGGGGTGGGGTGAGCAGGTCATCGCGGGCCCCGTTTTGGGACCAGAGGAACAGAGCATCCGGGTTGCAGCCCGGGATCTCGTGCAACAAGCGGTCAACCATCCAATCCGCGTACGCATTGGGGTAACGCGAAGTGTCGTCGGGTGAGATGTGCGCCGCATGCGTGAGGAGGAGGCCTGTACACAACGCCATGAAGTCCGGCTCGTAGGCCAGGGCCTTGTCAACCAAACAGCTGATCAAGGGGGTTTGAGCGTCGGTGAGAGCGAGGGCAAAGGTTTTCTCCAGGAATTTGCGTTGGGGCGTCACGTCCGAGGACATGCGTACCGTGAGGTGAAATTTGCGTAGTGTGCGGGGGATGTCGCAACATGAGTTGATGTCGCCGTACCAGACACCTGGACCGTACCAGCGGGCGAGGAAATCCACGCCGTTGCTGCCGCGACCAACCTTGGTGATCTCCAAGAGTTGACCCAGGTGGGCGGCGACGCGGACGTATGTCTCCTCGTCTGAATTGCCGGTGGCACCATCGTCGCCGCCGTAGACACCGAGCAGGGTCCAAGCCTCGCGGGGGGGGTGTCCCATCTCGCGGAAACAGCAGAAGGCAACAAACGCATTGTCCGCGCTGTTGCAAATGGCCGTCTCTGGCGAGCCGCTGAGGCGTGCGTACTCCGTCGTGTAACGTATGCGTCGCATAGTGGTGCACTTGATGTGGTGCTGGGACCGCAAGAGGTCCTCCATTTGTTCGTAGTGGCTTGGGTGGAAAGCTCGGTGGTAAATGGCGCTTTCGAGAACGCGAAAGCACCGTGACACACGGCCGTCCATGCGGCTAAAGTCCGTTAAGTGTACGTGCGTGGACTTGCTGCAAATGTCCGCTACTCTTTGTGCCACCTGAGCGCCCGTTTTCCCAAAAGCGTACCAATGGGTTTGCTCAAGCAGCGTGGCCAGGGCGTACGTATAGCGGCTATACTCGCGTTTATCCTGGGTGTTGCTGATTATCGTGATGCCGCGCGGGTCGCCAATTTTCTGATACGACTCCTTCTTGCGGATGACGTCGCCCTCGCGATCCATGCGGCGTGAGGCCTCGGCCTGCCACAGCAGCATCCGCTGGGTCGGACGGTTTTGGCGCGCGTACACCTCGTCGTTGTCGACTGGGTGGAGTTTGTGTGGCTCGGGGACGAGCATCTCAACAAACTCGCGCATGTAACCGGCGAACCGCGGTGGCATGTCAGTGTCGTTGGCCAGGTCAACGACGCGGGTTTTGACCATCCACGCGTCGTTCATCATGCCGCTTCGAGGTACGAAGCCGCCATGGATGATGGGGGTGCAGAACGCCACCATCTCATCTTGATTGTCAGCATGCGGGTGGTACAACTCATACCCGCGCACTGAGTATTCCGCCGGGAAGACGGTTTGGGCAACCGTCCGAAACGTTTTGGCGTTCTCCCGGTGGTACTCAACCACATTGGTCGCCGCAAGGGCAGGGTCGACGTCGCTGGGAAGCCAGCTCGCGGTTTGATGGTTGGTGAGCTCAAGTTTGCTCAGCCGAGCCGCGGTAGCAATGGCATGGTCTATGGCCAAGGGCACGGTGGTCTCTGCCACCACGCCGGCCAACCCAGTCGACACCTTAACTCCTTCTGCGGTGACGACACGCATGCGAGAGAACCGGCCTTCGTTCACTCGGACATGATCAAGTTCGACCGAGTCCAGGGTAGGCATGAACCATTTGTCAAAACGCGGAACCATGGCCAATGGCACCAGGAACACGATGTCCTGGTGGGGCGCGAAAGTGCGGCGTTCAACCTGGTAGAAGACGGTTGCCCAGTTAGTGCCAGTAACCTGGATGGTGTCGTGGTTGTAGTCCCAGATGGTGTGCGTGTAGGTGGCGCCACCCGCAACCTCCCATACGAGGCGGTTGGATGTGTCAAAACAGAAGTGGGCCTCACCCGTGTGGCCAGCCACAGCGGAGGGGTTCTTCGTGAACATGATGACAGGGGCGGGGTACGCACGTGCCAGAAAGTCTGGCATGTCCAGCTGGTAGTCCACGTCACCCAACACGAGTATGGCATCTCGCGGGGGCGTGTTGAATCTCATCTCGGCGTGGACGTCTTTGGCCCAGAACCAAGCGCGGTAGCCTGCACGGCCGCGACGACTATCACTTGCGCTACGCTGGTACCAATAGGCACTACGTCCAAGGGACGCGCAAATGAGGTCGATGAGAATGTATGCGCTGCTTCTCTGAGCTGCGCTCGTAGGATGGGTATGCTCCGACGCGGGACGTTTCGTCTGACTA